GGTGGCTGTTCCGTCTGTGGTTGGGAGAGTGTATGTACCGCTGATCTGAACTGTGTCAGTTGTACCACCAAGAGCGATTAGGTTGGCTGTGGTGCTAAGTGCACCGTCTCCAATTGCAACACTGTTGATTCCAGTGGCTTTAGATAACTGACCCATCGCAATAGAGTTAGCACCAGCAGCCCCATAGCTTGATGCAACGTTGGCTATAGCTGCTGCGAAGCTGTCTGTGCCAGATGCGTAGGAACCGCCTAGAGCTACAGCGCCAATACCTATAAGCGTTTTGGCACGTTGATTAGAGGAGTTGTAGCCAATTGCTGTAGACTGTGCAGACCCAGCATCCCCAAAAGCTGAAAAAGATTTTAAAGCAGAAGCGGTCGCATTAAGACCAAAGGCAAAAGAGTGGCTGGAAGTTGCGCTGGCGTTTTGCCCCAGACTATAACTAGAATAACCACTCGCTGTCGCATTACTCCCAATAGCCACAGCTGTTGTGTCACTAGCAACAGCCCCTGTCCCAATAGCCACAGCATTTGTACCTGTAGCGGAAGGCGCTGTGGGACTAGAAGGGTTCTCACCAAACAGCTCAGGAGAACCCCCACCGCCGCCAGCAATCCAGTCGTAGTCTGTGCCTGTCCACGAAAGGACTTCGCCAGTGCTGGCTGTGCTAGTGTTTAAGTGGGTGTCAACGTCAGCGTCTGTGTAGCTTGCGCCGTCCGAGCCGTCCGCTCCGTCAGCACCTGCGTCACCTTGGATACCTTGAATGCCTTGGATACCTTGACTACCGTCAGCACCGTTAGCACCATCAGCACCGTTAGCACCGTTAGTTCCGTTAGTTCCATCAGCGCCTGCGTCACCTTGAATGCCTTGGATACCCTGCGGCCCAGCAACAGTTGAGTCTGCACCTGCGTCACCCTGTATACCTTGGATGCCTTGTGGACCTGTAGGTCCAGCAACAGTTGAGTCAGCCCCTGCTGGCCCAGTAGCCCCTTGTGGTCCTGCTACCGTAGAATCTGCACCTGCTGGTCCCTGCGGCCCAGCAACAGTTGAGTCTGCACCAGTATTTCCTTGAGGCCCTTGTGGTCCAGTAGCCCCTTGTGGCCCAGCTACCGTAGAATCTGCTCCTGCGTCGCCTTGGACGCCTTGGACGCCTTGAATGCCTTGAATACCTTGCGGTCCTGCTACCGTACTATCGGCTCCAATAGGACCAGTTGGGCCAGTTGGGCCAGTTGGGCCAGTTGGTCCTGCTACGGTTGAGTCTGCGCCAGTTTCACCTTGAATGCCTTGCGGACCAGTGGCACCCTGTGGCCCAGTTGGTCCAGCTACTGTGCTATCGGCCCCCGTAGGGCCAGTTGGGCCTGTAGCCCCTGCTGGTCCTGCTACCGTACTATCGGCTCCCGTAGGGCCAGTTGGGCCAGTCAAACCAATTGAACCAGTTAGACCAGTGGCCCCTAAATCGCCTCGCGGGACCGTAAGCACACCTGTAGCGCTGTTGTACGCGGCAGATGAGCCAGCAGCGCCAGTGGCTGCGGTTAGTCCTGTGATTTCGTCCTTGTAACCTCCCGCCTCGACAGCGCTGGCGGCTGCTTGAGAAGAGCTGGTTGCAGCGGAGGTCGCAGAGGCGGCAGCGGAAGCTTCAGAAAGAGCCGCTGCGTTCTTGCTGTCTTCGACTGCGCTTACGTTTGTGGCGTCCTGTGAGGAACCACTGTAGAATGATGATTTAGCCATTAGTTACCTCAATCTGTGTATGTGGTGGTTGGCCGCATTACTTGGGCCATGCCAGAGGTCTCGGCGGAGTTCGCTTGGTCCTGTAGCTCAAGGAGAAACTGGCTCGACTTGGTATCAAACAAGGGACCACGCTCATCAAGAAAGTAATCAGAGGCATAGCTTAGAGCCGTGTAAGTCAGTAGGTCTGATGCAATGTTAGTTATTACATTTGTACTAACGTCAGTCGCTAGTTCATCGAACTCTCCGTAGTAGTTAAGGTAGATGATGCCAGAGGATGGATTAGGTGAGACCTTGATGACCTCACGCTCGCGGCTAAAGTAGACAGGGCTTCCGACAGCGCCAGTCTTTAAAGCCGCTGCCATCTCATGCAAAGGAACTCTGAGGAGAGAAACACCATCATACTGGAGGTCAATGATCTCTATCAGGTTCGATGGGATGACTACCTGTGTCAGTGGTACGCCAGAAGTAATTGAGTAGGATTGCTGCTTCTCCATGCTAGGAATACGCAGTACACGCTGGATACGAGTGAGGGCCTGGTCGATGAAGGTATCGGCCAAAGCATCGCTACAGTCGCTGCGGTTGAGGAGTGCCTTGAAGTGGCTCCTGATTTGACCTTTGTTCATTTAAGTAGTCCTCTTTTTAGCCTTTGGCTTTTTTGCTGTAAGTGCCGCCTTCTTGAAAGCAGCGTCGGTGGGTGCGCCTTTGGCACCCTTCTTACGCATTGGTTCGCCGCTCTCACGACGCTTCTTAATGTTACTGTAAAGTCCCATTTTATACCCTCTTTTTGGTGGCCATCAGTAAGCCTAAGTCTTCATTATTGAGGCGTCTAACGATCTCTTTGCCGTCTGCTTGCCATAGGTCGAAACCCTCGCGTAGCCATCTTTCAGCAATCACGGTGGGGATAGAAGCAATCCTGTGGAACTCACCTGTAGGCTTCGAGGAACTTTCGTTCCGAGCGTCTTTAAGGTCGTCTAGAAATGCTTGGCTAATGTTCTGGGTGTGCTTTCGTACTATGGAACCTGCGTCCATAATGAAGGCAGTCTCAGACTGTTGAAGCTCTGGTTGTTTCTTTGTGTGGGTGGGGGTGTTCTTCTTGAAGTCCATTGGGTGCTGCCTTGAGCCCCCTTTGAGTATTTAGAAATGAAAAGACCCACCCAGGACTACACAGTAAGGAGAGCAAAAACCTGTGTAATCTAGGATGGGTCAGAGTAAGGAACCGTCAGTCTAAACGCCTGGCGGAACCTATAGCTTTATGACAAGCCTGTGATTTTCACAGAGTCGCCAAAGTTAGTGTGCTTGACGGACATTTCGCCTACAATGTGATGGCGATCTGAGTCACCATTCTTGGCTAGGAGTGTACGTGTGAATGGACGCAATGTGCATGTTTTGAACATGGACGGGTCAATCAACAAAGCTGTGTCTGTCTTCAAGTGACGGTTCAAGACCACTTTGTACTCACCGTATGGTGACACATATAGATCAATCGCATTGACCAATGTCTTGCCTTGAGCAATCTCACGGTTACGTCCGGCAGACGCTGAGAAGCCAGCTACGATTTGTGCATCAGCTGGTTTGATCATCAGTGTGTCTACGTCTGAACCGTTGTTGTATGCAGTTTCACCCGCTTCCAACAGTTTGGCTTCAGTCAACGCATCAGCAGCAGCGCCACCAGCATCTACGTTTGTAGTGATCTGGTTGATTACAGATGACATCTTACGTGCTGTTGAGCCTGAGCCAGCTACAGCTGCTTGATCTACGCCGACCATAGCGAACTCTGCGTCACGCTTGATCTCTTTAAGTGCTTTGGCCAGATGATGTGCTGTTTCCTTCGCACGACCATAGGTGCCGATAGCGTCTGCTGTTGCGGACACTTGGAAGCCTTTGGTGATGATCTGCGTGTTGTTGGTACGCTCTACAGCATCAATTAGTGATGCCATTGTTGCGTCTGCGCCCTCTACTGCCGCGTTTGTGCCAGCAGAAGCCAAGCTATCTTCGAGCCATGAGAATGTACGTGCAGAGACTTTCTCGTCTTTGAACATAGTCATTGCAGGAGTATCGAAAGGAGTGATGTCAGTAATGATGTCCGCAACGGACTCTTTTTTACCAACTTGGTCGTATGTTGTGTAGGTAGCCATGGATATATTCCTTTAATTAGGCAAGATTTGGGTGTTAGTCTTCCCAACGCGCCATAAGCGCTGCCGCAATATCATCAGTGTCTCCGCCATACCTCGGATTAGAACGCAGCTTGGCATGAGCCTCTTGCCGCTTTCTGTTTGTGATTGAGGATTTGGAGGGAGGAGACTTCTTAGAACTCAAGACTTTTGTCTTGCCAGCTTTGGACTTTGAAACCTTTGCCTTCGCCTTTTTAGACTGAGCACTTTGTTTGGTCTCATCGTATAGCCGTGCTTTGTTAATCAGCATAATCACAGAGGGGTCTGTGTACTGGTCAACTTGTTCTTGAGGTAGGCCAGATTTAACGGCGTAGGAACGGATATTGCTGTATAGCTCATCACCCCATTCAGGTAGCGTGTCACTTAAAACACGAATACAATCCTGTGCAGCCTTTTGGACTGACACTTGGTGATTTGCTTGCATATCCGAAAGCAACGAACCGCTCTCTTCTTTGAGGAACTTTAGATCGTCCTCAGCCTGACGTGCATCCTGACGTAGTTGTGCGAATGTTTCTGCATCCATTTGCTGGGCAGCCACAAGCATATCTATTTCAGAGTAAGGCTTCATTTTAGCCTCAGCACGTTCTAAGAGTTTGTTGTATGCTAGTTGCGTCTTCTGAATTTCAGTTTCTGCGACTTTGCGTTGGGTAGCTAAATCTTGAGACTTTTGGGTTAAAGATGCTTCTTGACCGTAAAGTCGCTTCAAGTCTTTTACAGATACCTGCTTTGTTTCACCTTTTACTACGAGTTCGACAAGGGAGTCCTCGGACACGACATCAGCGACATCGTTTTCATCCTCGTCATCTTCTTCTTCCTCGTAGTCTTCAGCTTCATCTTCATCAGGGTCTGTATCATCATCTGATACGTCTTCTAAGTCGTCTGCTTCTTCATAATCATCCTCATCAACATCTGTCTCGTCGATGTCTTCGGATGCCGCTACTTCGTCTTCGGCTTCAGATAGGTTTTCACCG